CTCGAGAAACATCCGCAGGCCGGCGATCATCTTGGCGTTCTGCTCCGACGGGAATCGGGTGTTCAGCTTCTCATGGCGGTCGAGCAAGGCCAGAACCAGCTGCTCGGATTGCAGTCCGGGGATCATCGTTCCGTCGTCGTTCTTCTGCACGAACCGAACGACCTGCTCGGTTTCGGTGTATTGCGTCTTGCCGTCGTTGAAGCCGAGGCACTCGCGGATCACGTAGCAATGCGCACCTCCGTAGATCGCATCATCGACCACCGAGATCGTGCGCTCGTCGCTCGGGTAGACCACCGCATCGATGGGCTTGACCTCTCCGACGACACACCATGTGTAAAGTCTTTCGAGCGGAAGTCCGATCTTCGATTGGCTTCCGCACGCCTGCAGGACGATCTCTTCGTTATCGAATCCTCGGAAAATACCCTGATATTCATCCCGGTTGTCGAAAACCAAGACGATCTCCGCACCTTGACGGCATTCAGTTAGTTCGGCCGGCAACCGCCACGTACCTACTTGTTTCTTTTCCATAGCTGTCTGATATAAAGGTTAAACAATTCTGTAAGTCGTCCGGACTCGAACCGGAACAACAGCCGCATCGCTTTGGCCATTGTGCTATGCCTCCGGTGGAACCGAAGGCCCTGCCGACCCATTTGCCGGTCTTTCCCGGCTGTCAGAGCCTTTCGCGTCACCTGTCCGATGGAGTCAAGCGTCCTGTTCCGCTTTGCCACCGCCATTCTCCGGCGGGTAACCCCTGCGCCATCGTCGCCCTACTCGCACTCGGGTCTTCATCTCAAAAAAGGGGATTGCGGGTGGCCGGGGACTCGAACCCCTGTGCTTATCTCCAAACAACAGCCAATCTTTCCCATTTCGTTGTTCATTTCCTGTCGCCACCCCGTACCGGTTACTCCATAGGCGCACCTCCTTTCTGTTCGATGTTCACATATCGGCGAATGATAGCGAGCGCCCCGTCATACGTATGGGTTTGCATCACTTCTCGCATCATCTGCCCTGCAACGAACTCCGCATGAGCTTTGTCTCGATCTTGCTCTTCACGCGATTTCTGTGTTTGGAAGCCGAGTCTCCGAACGTTGGATAGGATCGCTGCTCGCGCCTCCGACATCAGGGTGAAAATATTTCCCTGCTCTCCAGACAAATCGACGGTTATTGTAGGTTTCTCCATATCAACTCGGTAATTGGTTCGATCTAATGAAAATCGGAATCTGCACGACCCGCTGCGGCTTCACGGGCTTCGGTTTGCGCAGGATCGCCTCGAGCTTCGGCACGAGAGCCTGCAGCTCGTCGACGGTCAGCATCCCGAAAGGCTTGCCGGCGATGCGCGGGTCGAGACAGAACTCATCCACGGCGGCGAACGTCCTGTCGGCCGTATCCACGCCGAGACGCTGCATGCGGTTCAGAGCCGCCGAACGGGCCTTACGCAGCCGCTCCCGGTATACGGCTGAAGGTTCGCCGAGTTGCTTGCCCGTCTGGAGACACTCGCACATCTCCTCGTACTCGGCAGGGGTCATCTCCCGCAGCGACGACGTGCGCCCTCCGGTGAATTGCGACACCAGTACCTCCTTGTGCTGGTCGAGATCGATGCTCTTCGCTTTGGCGATAGCATAGAACCGTGAATAGTTACGCTTCCGTTTCATGGGACTGTTCGGTTTTCGATTCGACGGATGCGTGGGCATCGAAGGTTTCAGCAAGGAAGATGCGCATCCGCCGCTGGCGGGCGACGAGGTATTCGATCATCGCGCCCTCGCTCTGCCGCCAATCCGCCATCATATAGATCGCATCGCTCTTGAGCAGCAGCTTGACATCCTCGCCCATCTGATCCGCCCACTCCGCCTCGAATGGCAATCCGTTACGGAGCGGACTGACAGGCTCGAAGCCGAAGCGCCGGATTTTCGCTTCCGCGGCCTGAAACTTGGAGATCACCTCGTCGATGGGCAGTCCGGTGATCTTGCCGCTGATGTAGATTTTCTTGATATCCATAGGTCAATCTTCGATTATGCTGCTGTCATGTAGCAGTTCCTTGTAGCGGCGATCTCGGGCTGCCTTCGTCGGGAACTTCTCGAGCGTCCGCCATTCGGGGAACCCGAACTGCTTGTACTTGATTTTCGGCTGCGGGTAGTCGTCCTTGCGGACGATCATGAACCCCGCCTTCAACACCTTGTTTTGAGAGTCTAAATTCATATTACTTTCTGTTTAGTGTTTTCCCTTCCCAGTAGCGTTTGGCCTCCTTTTCGTAGATCGTGCATTCCCCCTTCGGCCCGATGTAGCGGCCTTTGCTGAACGCCTTGTGTCCTTCGACCCAAATTTTCAGCGACGCATCGTACATGATCTTCATCGCCGCGCGTCCTTCCGGGCGCTTGCCGTCGGCATGGCTGACGAAGATGAGCAGTTTGTTGCGGTGGCGCTCCTTGAAGGCGATATACTCCTTGTAACTCATCTGCGTGTATTGGAACGAGTCGATCACCACGAAATCCCACGAGCGGGGCTTCGACAGCGCTTCGTCCATCTCGGCGAAGGTCATCGTCGCGTTATACTGGAACTTCCGGCCGCACTCGTCCAGCCGGTAGCGGCGGATGGCGTCCTGCGTCGTGCCGCCCAGCCCCTCTTCCAGCGGCAAATAGAGAACCCGGCCGAACGGGGTCAACTCCTTGCAGAAGGAGGCCACCGCCGAGGTCTTGCCGTTGCCCGAATTGCCCCAGAAGAAGACCACGCCCGTGCGGTCGATCTCCCCGACGCAATCCGCCCAGATGCCGCCCGGGCGGATCGTCCGGCGCTTGAGCGCCAATACCTGTTTGGCTGATAGTGTGCGACCCATTTGAACAGCGTTTGAACGGGGTTATTTCTTGATTTGGGCGAGTTTCTTATTCTTGTGCACCGACTTGCGAACGCGCCGCATGTCGAAATACTCCTTCGGTTGCTTCTTATCCCACGGATTCACGGACGTCGAGACCATCGTGCGAGCATCGGCCACCACCTCCGCAATCGCGCTGTCAGCAGTCAGGCCGTTCGCCCGGCAGACGGCTGTCACCTCGTGGCGGGTCGCAGGCGTCAGGTCGATGAAACGCCGGCCGATGCGGGAATAGATTTCGTCGTAGCCCTTCTTGTCGTACTCCAGTCCGATGCTCATGCGGCGCTTGATATATTCGGTCGAGAGGAAGATGATGCCGCAGCGGCCTTCGAGGGCATTGTAGATCGAAATGAAGTAGTAGAACACCGTATCCATCAGCTTGTCGCCCTCGTCGAAGACGAGCAGCGGACGGTCGAGTACACGCAGCGCGTCCGTCACGGCTTGGAGTTTCTCCCGCAGGCTCGTCTGGGCGAGCTTGAGACCGAGGACGCGGGCCATTTCGCGAATGAAGTCCCCGCGCCGCATGTCCTCCGAGCACGAGACGACGAAGACGTTCTCATGCTTCGACGCATAATCGTGCGCGGTCGTCGTCTTGCCGATGCCGGCATTCCCGACCACCCACGAGACGTTCTGATTCGCTTGTGCATCGGAGAGCAGAACCGACAACTCCCGGTAGGCGGTCGTTTCGCAGACGGCCCACTCCTCCGGATTGATCGGGGAGACCAGCGACCGAATGCGCAGGAACATCTCGTCGCTGATATTGTCGAACTTGCCGTTCAGAATCGCGCTGATCGTGCCCGTGCTCAGACCGAGCGAATTGACCGCCTTGTTCTGGCTGGGATATTTGGACACATACGCCTGAAGCTGCGTCTGGACGGTCTGTTTCTCTTCGAGTGATAACTGTTTCATGTCGATATGGTTTTAAGATTTACATTCTGCTGAAAATGGCCGTCGGGTCGAAATCCATGTTGCTGACGGCTTTCGTATATTCACCGACCGCAAGCGGTTCGGCCGTCGGCTCGATAGGTACGGCCACCATTGCGTCGGCCAGTCGCTCGTATTCTTTTTCGCTGATGCCTTTGAGGGCCGGAGTCCGCAGCCCGTGCTGCTCCGGGGCGACGCCGTGTTCCAATTCCAGCGCGTGCGCCTCGATCTGGCGGCGAACCCGCTCGCGCTTGTTCGCCTCGTCGTTGAACCGGATCAGCTCCATGTCGCCCGGCCGTTGTTCCTGAATGTTGCGGCGGATCGAAAGGTAGGGATAGGCCACCGTCTCGTAGCGCAGCCCCATCGGAGTTCGTGTGTAGAGCAGCGCCCGATCCATGCGCTGCGGGTCGAACTTCACGAAGAACTCCCGGCCGGTATTATCCCGGCGCCATTCGTAGTCCGGACGACCGTCGGCGGTCAGCACCTCGTAGGTGTACTTGCGGTTTCGGTATTGGATCGTGATGCCGTCGGCCGTGAACAGGCTCGGCTGCTCGGTCGTCAGCCAGAACAGATCGATCATGTCGAACTCCGTAACCGGGTCGGTGGCCGGATTCACGCTCGCACGGTACATCTCCTCGTGGGCGATCCCCGTATCGTAATGTTTCATGGAATTCCACTTGCAGCGGGCTGCGGCGTAGGCCGCCAGCATCTCCTCGTAGGTGAACAGCTTCTCCTTGTTCGCCTCGAGGAACTCCCGGTTGATCTTCCACGCCTCCTTCGAGGTGATGTTGCCACCCGTGAAGCGCCAGTCCTCATGCAGCACCTGCTGCTGGAACCGGCCGAAGGCAGACTCGATGCTCTTCGACGGGCCGTTGTACGGCGCCGTCGGCCGATTGATGCGGCAGATGTTCGCGAAGAACTTCTGCGCGATCTTGCTCCGCTGGCCGCCCTGATTGTCCGTGACGATCTCGTAGGGTTTGCAGCCAGCCGTCTCGATGGCCATGCGGAAGGCGGCGAACTGCGCGTCGAAGTTCTCGTTGGCGCTGACCGAGTAGCCGAGCAGCGTTTCGCTATAAGCGTCGATGACCTCATAGACCGAAACCGTGCGGATGACGATCTTGCCGTTTTCGACCGCCTTGTAGAACAGGTTGAGCTTCGTGCCGTCGCCGTACCACAGCGAATCGCGCATGGTCGGCATTTCGGTCTTGTTGCGGCGGGCGTAAAGCTGCTTGGCCGCCAGTTCGCCGTAGACGGCGTCGTACCACAGCGGCTTGACCTCCGGTCGTTCGAGGTATTGAACCAGCGATGACTGCGAGGCGAGCGGCTTCCATCCGCGGCGCTCGGCGATGCGGTTGAACTCCTCGAAGAGCTGCTTGGTCGTGTAGACCGGAACCCGGCAGCGGCGCAGGGCGACGATCTGACGCCCGGCCGCTTTGGTAATTTTCAGCGTATTCGCGTTGCAGAACTTACCCGACACGAGGCAGATATAGCCCTCCTTGCGGTACTGTCGGAGCTTGTCGCGCAGGCGGGCTTCGCTCTTCGGGAGCGTGTGGCCGTAGGCATCGCGCAGCTCCTCAGCGGCGGCAAAGATATTCGACCAGACGACCGGCGTGTTGTTGTTGCGCGCGCGGCGCATCGCCTTCTGCGTGTTGAACATCTCCAGCAGGGCGTTCAGTACCCGGGCGTTCGTCGTGTATTCCTCCTGCTTCTCCTCTGGCAGATGCTCGCCGCTGGGCAGCAGGTGGTCGTGGTAGAAGCGCTGCGCCTCGGCATCCATCGCAAGCGGCATTTCGTCTTGTTTCATAGTCTTCTCGGGATCACCGTATTTTTCCTCGAAGCGGATGCGGAACCGTTCCGGCAAGGAGCGGTACTCGATCAGAGCATACGACCCGAGGCCCTTACCCGGACGAAGAACATTTATCCGGCCTCGGCAGACGAGCTTGTCGTAGTTGCTTTTGCTAATCACCGCTTCACCATCGTCCGACCGTGTCAGCTCGTGCATCGTTACCGCTATTA